CGGCGGCGAGCGTGCGGCTGCCGTCGTCGGCGCGGATCAGCACGCCGACATCCTCAGGGCCGTGCTCGACCTGCAGCCCGTAGTTGAGGCAGTCGGCGGCCATCTCGGCGGGCAGCGTGCGCAGGTAGCTGGCCGGCGCGCCCACGAGGGACGCGAGCTGGCCGAAGGCCCAGTGCGACGGGGCGTAGGGCACGCCGGCCCGGCTGACGACCTCCAGGCCCTTGTGGGCGGAGTTCTCGACGGGACGGACGAGCAGGTCGCGGGACGAGACGACCTTGGCGCGCGAGATCGCGCGCTGCGCCTCGAGGGCGGCGTGCATCTCCAGCAGGCTGCAGAAGCGCTCGTCGGCGGGGCGGCTGGACCATTGAGCGTTGGCGGACATCAGGTTGTTCATGGGGTCTCCGTGGGTTGCGGGGTTCAGTGCGGGACTGCACTCGCATGCGCCCGACGGGGCGCATCGCGGCTACGGTCCAGGGGTGCGGAACATGGCACTGGTTCGGAGCCAGGCCAGCGCGGAGGCGCGGCTCTCGTGCCGGCCGCCGATCGGCGTGTCGTGCCGACCTCGAACGATGAACCAGCCGCCGAGCAGGCGGTTGTGGACGATGCGGACGGCGGGTGGGAATTGACGCTTGTTCATGCGGGATCTCCTTTGAGAAGGACTTCGTTGCGCACCGTAGCGGCGCGTTTTAGTTCGCGGCCCGTCACTTCGGTGACGTTGTAGTTGCGGAAGCCGTGGGCGCCGGCAAGGTTGAGCGCGGTCTTGAGGCTGCGAACGCGCAGCATGGGGACGCGTGCGGCCACGCCCGCTTCGTTGGTCAGGTGGACAAGGTACTCTTTCATGCTGGATCTCCAGTGGGTTGAGGGCGGGGAGATCGATGCGTCGGGGCCGGCGCATTGACCTCCCCCCGAGGGGGTAGGTGTCGGCAGGCATAGCCGTCGGCGAGACGTTCCTGCTGGCGGGGCGTAACCCCGTCTCCCCTCTTGCCGTTGTCTGGGGCGCTTACTGCGCCGACCGCGTCCGTGACGCAGCCCTCCGGGGGCCGACCGTAGCGCGGGCCGTTCGCGTCCGAGGTGCGGAGGTCTCTCGACCCGCTGGCCTGTCGGCCCCTCGTCCCGGAGCTCCCGGGCAGAGGCAGGATTCCGTCCTGCTGCCAGCTTGGCGGGGGGTCCTTCCCAGGTGCCTCCGCGGCGGGCCCGGCTTCGTTTCATCAGCCGGCAGAACAGACTGTATACCTCTGGGTAGGAAATGCAAGTGCTTTTTTCGGGTGTGTGCGAAAAAGCACACTCTCCCTCGGTGAAGGGGTGAATGTCCGAGCAATCTTGTCGGGTATTAGTCCGAGTATTCTTGTTGGGTATTTGGGCGTTCTGCGGGTAGAACTTCCGAGGAAGGACCCCTAGAATCGGGGCATGCCCTACGTGCCTACAGGTCGCCCGCCAGGTCGCCCGCGGAAGAACGCGGCGCCAGTCGCTGCGCCTCCGAAGAAGGCTGCGAACGCGGGAACGGTTGCGGCGGCTGCCAAAGCGGCGGCCGGAGCTGCGGCTTTCGCTGCGGTGGCTCCGCCTCCGATACTCGTGAAGCGGCCGGTCGGGCGCCCGGCGTTGTATAAGCCGGAATACTGTGAGCAGGTCATCGAGCTCGGGGCCGAGGGTAAAAGCCTTGCCCAGATTGCAGCAGCGCTTGATGTTGCGCGTGCGGACCTATATGGCTGGTCGGATAGGTATCCCGAGTTTCGGGCAGCAGTATCTCGTGCGAAAGATCTGGCCCTTGCGTGGTGGGAAGATGCAGGGGCCAATCTATTGATGGAGATACCCAAAGGCCCGAAGCTGAATACCATTCTCTGGTCCAAGATAATGTCGGCCAGGTTTCCCGATGATTATCGGGATCAATGGCGGGCTGAACTCACGGGTAAGAATGGCGGACCTGTGGCAGTATCTTCGGTAACCGATGCTGAATTGATTGCCTTGATTGGGACGGCCTTGGCGAAGAAACCACCCGAGGATTCTGAAAAGAAACCTCCCGAGGCATGAAGCCCCGCTTGTCGATCACCCCGCAGCAGGCAGCCGACGAGCTGCTACGCCGACGGCGCGCTCGAGACAGCTTCCTGGGGTTCGCCCGGTATGCGCAACCGGCGGATCAGCAGCCGGCGCTTCACCATCAACTGCTCTGCAACGAGCTAGACGCGGTGGTGCGCGGGGATTGCGACTCCCTGATGGTGTTCATGCCGCCGGGCAGCGCCAAGAGCCAGTACACCTCGGTGCTGCTCCCGCCCTACCTGCTCGGGCGCAACCCCGAGGCGCTGGCGGTGGCGGGCTCCCACACCCTCGATCTGGTCGAGGGCTTCGGTCGGCGGGCGCGCAACATCGTCGCCGATGCCCCGTATCGCGTGCTCTTCCCCGAGTCCCGCCTGGCCGACGACTCGCAGGCTGCCGGCCGGTGGTCTCTGACGCAGGGCGGCGGCTACTACGCCTGCGGCGTCGGGGGCTCGGTCACGGGCCGCCGGGCCGACATCCTGCTCGTCGATGACCCCGTGGCGAGCCGCGAGGACGCCGACAGCCAGCGCATGCGGGACCGGGCGTGGGACTGGTGGATCAACGACATGATGACGCGCCTGCGCCCCGGAGGCCGCCGGGTGCTGGTACTTACCCGCTGGCATGAAGATGACCTCGCGGGCCGGCTGCTCGATCGCGAGGCGGGCCGGTGGCGGGTCGTCCGGCTGCCGATGCTGGCGGGCCAGAATGACCCCCTCGGTCGCGCGCCAGGGGATCGCCTGTGGCCCGAGTATTTCACCGAGAAAATGGTTGAGGATGCGCAGCGCGATGCGCGGGCGTGGACATCGCTTTACCAGCAGGATCCCCGGCCGCCCGAGGGCGCGGAAATGCAGCGCTCCTGGCTTTGTCGATATGACGACTGGCCGCCAACGGCCAACCGCATTATGTTGGTCGACCCGTCGGGGGGTAAGAAGCGCGGCGGGAAACCCTCGGGTGATTACACCTCGATATGGATTGTCGCCCTCGGCGCCGACAGCAACGCATACTTGGTCGACGGGATTCGGACGCGGTTGAATCTAGCCGGCCGCATTGATGCGGTATTCGAGCTCCACAATAAGTGGAAGCCGCTGCAAACCCGGTACGAGGAGTATGGGATGCAGGCCGATATTGAGGCCATCAGAGCGGAGATGGAAAGGCGGCAGTATCGCTTCCGTATATACCCCGTGGGAGGCCAGGTATCGAAAGCCGATCGCATCCGGCGCCTGATACCCTGGTTCGAAGGGGGTCGCATCTGGTTTCCGCGCGAGCTGGTGAAACCTGACGAGCAGGGGGTTCCACGCGATATCATCGAGGACATGGTGCAGCAGGAATACCTGCCGTTCCCGGTCGGTCGATACGATGATGCCTTGGACAACCTCGCTCGCCTCGCGGAACCCGCAACCGCCGAGTTGCCGGGCTTGCCGTGGCCGAAAGCCGGCGCGCGGAACGATCCACCGCCCAGCCCGGCGTGGGCAGTCCTCGACGAGGTAATGGGGTACTGAGCATGCAAGTCGTGGCGGTGAACTTCGATCAGGCCCAGGCGGCTGTCGACCGGGAGGACCGCCTCAATGGGATCCACCGGGCCCTGACAGCGAAGCGCGACCGCTGGGTGGCGCACCGCCGCGCCAGCGGCATCGAGGAGCACTGGCGCAAGTGTGAGCGGCTGATCGATGGCACGTGGGAGGAAGAAGCGCCGGCCGCCGACTGGGTCGAGACCCTCAAGTCCGGGCCGCGGGCGCCTCGCTCTGTCACGGCGCAATCGCGCGTGGTGATCAACATCGTCCGGCCGAAGGTCGACCAGGTCGTCGCCCGGCACTGCGAGATCCTGCTCCCGACGGATGACCGCAACTGGGCGCTCAAGCCGACGCCCATGCCCGAGCTGGCGGAGATCGCAGCCGAGCCCGCGTCGCCCATGGTCGACCAGCAGACGGGCCAGCCGATGGGCCAGGTCGCGCAGTCTCTCATCGACCAGGCCAACGCGAAGGCCGAGGCGATGCAGCGCGAGATCGACGACGTGCTCACCGAGTGCAACTACAACGGGGAGTGCCGCAAGGCCATCACCGATGGCGTGGGACTCGGCACGGGGGTCATGAAGGGGCCCTACCCCACGGTGCAGCGTGCCAAGAAGTGGACCTACAACCCCGACGGCGGCGCCACGTTGCAGATCGAGGAGAAGGTGGTCCCGGCTTCGCGTTCGCTGCCCCCGTGGAATCTCTACCCGGACCCGGCGTGCGGGCCCGACATCCACCGGGGCAGCGGCATCTTCGAGGTGCGGCTGGTCGCGCGGAAGGAACTGAAAGCGCTCCTGAACGTGCCTGGGTACGATCCCGAAGCCCTCCGCAAGGTGCTGAACGAGGCGCCGCAGCGTGTGCGCGTGGCGGCTGGCTCGCTCAAGGTTGTCCGGGAGCTGGCGGCCGAGGATGACCTCTACGAGCTGTGGGAGTACCACGGAGAGGTCGACCGGAAGGACATGGCGCACCTGACCGCCGAGCAGGAAGACCCGCTCGCGGAGACCGACAACGGCATGCTGGTCATGGTCCACGACCGCATCATCGGCGCTCTGGATGCGTGGTCCCCCGACAAGCGGCTGCCCTATGACGTGTGGTGCTACCGGGAGCGCGCGGACTACTGGGCGGGGCACGGGCTGCCCGCGGAGTGTGAGCACAGCCAGCGCGTGGTCACCGCCGCGTGGCGGCAGGTGATGGACAACGCAGCGGCAGCGGCTGGCTACCACCTCGTCGTCAAGAAGGGCCAGGTCGTGCCCTACGGCGGCCGACAGGGGGCCTACACGCTGACCTCCCGCATGGTCTGGGAGGCCAACGAGGACGTGGCCGACGTGTCGAAGGCCTTCGGGGTCTACACGATCGACATGCGCGTGCAAGAGCTGCTCCTGATCGCCGAGGCCGCGATGAAATTCGCGGACCAGGAGACCTCGATCCCGCAACTGCTCGGCGGGGAACGCGGGACCGCCCCCGAGACGGTGGGCGGCATGCAGATCCTGCAGGCGAATGCGCAGGGCCCGCTGCGGTACCGGGTCAAGAGGTTCGACGACAGCATCACGCGCGGGCAGATCGGCGGTCACTACGACTGGCAGATGTGCTACGGCGAGAAGAACGAGGCCAAGGGCGACTACGAGATCGACGTGCGAGGCGCAACGCACTTGCTGGAGCGCGACATCCAGGCGCAGGCGATTCTCAACGCGGCGGCCATCACAGCGGATCCGCGCTTCGTCCCCCACTTCGACGACCGCAAGCTGCTCGAGGAGATGCTCAAGGCCTTGCGATTCCCTGCGAACACGCTCAAGACGATCGAGCAGGTCGAGCAGGAGCGCGCCGCGGCGGCCGAGCAAGGCGGCCCGCCGCCGGATCCGCGCATCATTGCTGCACAGATGAACATGGAGGCCAAGCAGCTCGACCTGCAAGATCGCGCAGCGCAGCGGGAGGCAGACACCGCGCTGCAGCAGGCCGAGCTGGCGGTCAAGCGGGAGACCCTGGCCTACAACACCGAGCGCGAGCGCGCCGAGGGCCACCAGGCGATGATGGACGCGCAGCTCAACCGCGAGCTGGCGCTCGCGAAGCTCGACAACGACCAGCGCCTGGCCGCGCAGAAGATTGGCGCGGAAGAGCGGCTCAAGGCTCTCGACCTCGACAGTCGCCATGCCCTCTTCAACGCGGAGGCCGCGCTCAAGGTGCGGCAGGGCTCGGGGATCTGATCAACTTCACGGAGGACCACCATGCCGCTCCTAGACATTACCGAATTCAGAGACCTGCCGGTCGACGCGAATGGGCGCACGATCCTGTGCGCGAAAGTGCCTGCCCTCGCACAGCAGCAGGTGTCCTTCTCCACGACGACGCCTTCGGCTGCGTTCACCGCGGACACGCGGTTCATCCGGGTGCACACCGACTCCGCATGTCGGGTCGCATTCGGTGATGCGCCGACGGCGACCACGACCAGCATGCGCATGGCGGCCGGCCAGACCGAGTTCTTCGCGGTCCCGCCGGGATCGAAGATCGCCGCAGTCACCACCACCTGAGGGGCAACACCATGATGGGCACCATGCCGAGCGCTGCGGCGCTCTCCGACCTGATGACGCTGCTCAAGCTGCTGGAGGCGGCGAAGGACCCGAAGCAGTCCGCCAAGGCGATCGAGGCGCTGCAGGCCGAGCGCAAGCAGTACGACGACGCGATCCAGGAAGCCGGTGCGCGCAGTCTTGCCGCCGCGGCGGCCGAGGCCGGCGCCGCACGCGCCATCGACGAAGCGGGCGAGGCGAAGCGAGAGAGCGAGGCCCTGATGAACCAGGCCCGCGCCACCCTGGCCGAGGCAACGCAGGTGCGGGAGCAGGCCCTGGCGCTGCGCAGAGCCGCGGAGGCGGAAGCACGCGAGGCCCGCAATGCCGAGGCATCGGCCGCGATGCGGGCCGACCAGGCGGCGAAGAAGCTGGAGGCGGCCGACACGGTCATCCGCGAGGCGAAGCGCCAGGCGCAAGAGATCATCGACGAAGCCGACCGGGTGCGCGCCGAAGTCGAGGCGAAGAACGCCGAGGCCGACGCCCGACTCGCCAAGCTCAAGGCCCTGACCGACACGCTATGACGCCGATTCTCGACCAGTACGGGCCGCGGGCCCCGGTCGAAGCCGTGGCCCACCTGCATGCGACGCACTCGCATGCGGCGGCGCAGTACGCGCGGCAGGTCGAGGCGTTGACGACGCAGATCACGCGGCTGCATCAAGCTCTTGCGGACGCGCGTCACGAGATCACATGGCTCACCGGGCTGATGATGGATGTCGGCGCGCAGCTCCACGACGGCCCGGAATTGGAGACACCATGAGGCGCCCCACACTGATCCTCGCCGCCCTGCTGACCGGATGCGCCGCGCAGGTTCCTGGCGACGTGTCGCGGATGAGCCCTGAGCAAATCCAGGCGCGACCGAACAAGAACGCTGCGATCGGATGCATCTGGGTGCGGACGCTGATGGCCGACACGGTCTCGGTCTTCGCTGACGTGGACCTGCTCCCCAAGGGGCGCGCGGTCGCGATCGGCGCCGACTGCAGCGTGACGATCGGCGGGGAAGTGGCGGAATGATGATGCAGCCACTGCGTAAGGATGAGGTCGACCCTATCCGCCTGTGGGCAGAGATACATCGGCTGCGCGCCGCAGTGCAAGGGCCGGAAGGATACGCTAGCTGGCAGGATGCTGCAGTGCACGAACGTCAGTTGCGGCTAGAAGCGCAGCGCCTCCTGCGCGCCCTGAGCGGCGGGGAGGTGACGGGATGATGTACCTCTGCGCCAACGGCATGCAGCACACGTGGCGGCCGACGGGCCGGCTCTGGGCCATGTGGACCTCGGCCGGCACAAGTGCGTCCTTCAGGCCGACCAACGCGCCGATGGCGCGTGAGGAGGAGTGCTGTGTGTGCGGTGCGTTCCGGCACGCGCCTGCCAACCCGGAAGCCAAACGGTACACGGCCATGGAGGTAGCTCCGTGATCACGCTGCGCGCTGCAGCCGGCGCCGTGATGGCGCGCGAGTGGGCCGTGCCGCCCGAGACCATGGCCGACCTGCGCGCGCTCGTCGACGAGGCGCTGCGCATCGCAGACCTGCTCGATGGCGCAGGCATCCTCGCCGTGTACGCGCTCGGCACCGGGCGCCGGCAGCGTGCGCATGTTGCAGTGGATCTTTACCCGGGCGACATCGTGGTGTCGATCGACGACTGGCGGCAGGAGAGCGAGACATGAGCGCAGACGGCCCGACGTGCGGCGACTGCATGCATTGGGACGCCCTTGCGCAGCGCGCGTACAGCATCGACGGGCAGTTGCAAATGCAGGCGCCGTGCAACCTCAACCACCCTCAGCAGTTCACCCGCCCCTGGCGGTGGAACTGGGAGCGGCACGCTTGCTTCGTGCCAGACCTGCGGCCGTACCCCAAGGAGGCAGCATGAGCGGCCGTTGCAAGGACTGCCATTCTTGGATGCGCGATGGCATGCTCGCGCAGCGCGGCACTGGCGGGCGGGTGCTGCGCGCGGTTTGCTCCTGCCAGCGCAGTCCGCACCGCGGGGAGATGATGCCGAGCACTGGGGCGTGCAGTGAGTTCTCGCAGGCGGCGTTGCACACGCTGCTCAGGCATGAAGACGCGCAGAAACTTGCGCGTGAAACTGCCGAGTTCCGCGTTGCATACCTGCCGGCCGCGACCGGCGAAACGACAGGCTACGGCGCCCACACCGGTGCTGCAGATCCGAGGTTCTGACATGACAACGAAACCCGAAGACGTGACGCTCACCGACGACGAGCGCCAGCGCGTCGAGTGTTGGACGAGGGTCATGGGCTATCACCGGCCCGTTTCGTCCTTCAACGTCGGCAAACGACAGGAGTTCGAGGATCGCAAGCCGTTCTTCGATCCGGCGTACCAGGATCGCATTCACCCGACCAGCGGGAAGCTGCTCGCGGCAAAGCCTGTGCCCGACACGCGCAAGGGGCACGTCATGCGGCAGTTTCTGAGCGGGATCTGACATGCGCGCGATGATGCTCTTCTTCGCGGTCCTCTTCGCAGCGCTGGCGTTCGGCTCGTGGGTCGTCCTGAGCCCCCAGGCGGCGCTGCTGCTCGCATGGCCTGCGCTGGCGCTCGCGGTGCTGTCGATCCCGTTCGACTGGCAGATCATCCTGCGCCCGTTGTTCTCGCTCGTCTATCGCCGGTGGTTATGGGACTACGGGACGGAGGAGCCATTGCGCGTTGAGTTGGTCAAGGGGTGGCGTACTGCAAGGGTAGTCAACAAGTTCGGTGGGCGTAGAAGCACTATTACAGCCTGCTTCTGGGGTCTGGAGTAGCCGCGCGATGATGCTCTTCTTCGCAGCGCTGGCGTTCGACGCCTGGGCCGTGCTGAGTCCAGAAGCGGCGGCATGGGTGCTCGCTCCGGCCCTGGCAATTACCGTTGCCGCGATTGCGGCTCGGGCGGACGGCATGGAGTAGCCGCATGGTCCACTACTTCGTCGGTAAGCGCGTCCGCTCAGGCGTGAGCCTGTGGCCGGCGATCGGCCGTGGGTTGCTGCTGACGATTTCGACCTGGTCCGCAGCACTGCAGCTCTTCGAGCCGTCCAGCGTGGCGGCGCGGGCTGTCGGCGACAGCTCGCTGATCGATGTGATGAATGTGATCGCGCTGGGCCTGTGCGCACTCGGTTGGGCCGACGTGCTGGCGCACGACCTCGGCGGCAGGCTGCTCCTGCCCGGATTGCCAATGCGCATCCGCCACCAAGTGTGCGTGGCTCTGTACTCCGCGCTCGGGCTGGCGTACTGGGTGCGCAGTTTCGTCACCGCTGAGCACAGTGCATTGACATTGCAGGTCGGGGCCTTTTATCTCGTTGTCGGCGCGTTCGCGCTGGCGGCTGCGTGGGCCATTGCGCGCGAGGATCTCGTGCCGGGGGAGCATGGGTGACCGCGCGCCTTGCGACTCGCCGTCGGCTGCGCGTGTTCGTGGCATGCTGGCTCGCGGCGCACTGGGGGCTGGCCTGGGCCGCGATCGAGGCTGCGCGCGAGGCTGCGCCGGATCTGATCGCGCTGCCCTGGGCACAGGCAGGACTCGGGGTGCTACTGGCGATGGGCGCGGGCGTCGCCAGCACGATGATGCGCTACGCCGCAGCCAAGGTGGCGGGCACGCAGTTCAGCGGGCGCATCGAGTTCCCCAAGGACGCTGGGGCGGCTGCGTGTGTCGGCGTGATTGGCTACTACGCAGGTTGGGCGCAC